CGCAGGACGAGTTCGGTCAGGGGCTCGCCGTGAGCTTCGATCGCAACTTGAAGCTTCACGGCGCCGCTCATTGCCAGGTCCCCTTGATGCCTTCGAATTTCAGTTCGATGGTGGCGTCATCGCCTTTGGAAACTGGCTCTTCGACCAGGTAGGCACCGGCCAGCACGTAGACTTTGCCGTTGCTGAATTCGCAGGTGACGGTGATGTCGGTGCCTTCGATCAGCTTCTTCAGCGGGAAGTCGGCGGTGTGCAGCGCGGTCACCTTGAACGACGGCGCGATGTCGGTTTCCTTGTAGAAACCCGGCACGACGGTTTCGCGTTTGACGGCCATCAGCGGGGCTTCGCAGCCGCCGTTGATGGTCAGTTGTGCACCGTCGACCTTGACGTAGCAGGTGCCTGCAATCAGTTGACCCATGGTGTTACTCCCTTCAAATAAAAAGCCCACGCAAGGTGGGCTGAAATCACAGTCTCAAACGGGCCGATCAGGCGACGTCGTCGTACTGCAGACGGAACTGGTTGAGCAGTGCGAACACGCGCAGACCGTTGATGTAATCCGGCGGGAACAGCACGTTCACGCGGCTCGGGTCCTGCACGTCGCGCTCGACGATCAGGTGCTCGGCGAACAGCTCGGCGTTTTCCACGTGGCCTTCGAGTTCAAGCTTGGCGTACTGGGCGATCAGCTCACCGCGAATGGTCGCCGGTGTAACGATCGGCTGACCGGCGCCGAAACGGGTGCCGTCGGAGGCCAGTTTGTGGCGACCGTATTTGCTGGTGATCACGCTTTGCAGACGACGCACGATGAACGCCGACTGGTGCATGGTTTCGCTGTCCAGGTACGAGTTGTCAGCCTGGCCATAAGCGTTCTTCTGGTAGGTGGTGATCGAGCGCTGGATGCGCACGTAACCGCCTTCGTAGTACGCGGTGGCGATGCCGTAGTTGAGCAGCGACTGGCGCTCGGTCAGGGTGAAGCGCTCGCTGGCCGGAGCCGGATCGACGCCCGGCAGGCTGCCGCTCTGGGTCGGACGGCTGGCATCGGCGGAGATGAACACCGAAGTACGTGCAGCCAATGCGGCGGCTTGTACCCATACCGGTTGCGGAACACCCGGCTCCAGCGCCTGAATGGTCATGTGCTGGTCGTTGCGCGCCTGACCGGCCGCCACCAGAGTGCCGACGGTGCCGCGCTTGGCGCTGTAGACGTGACCGAACAGTTGCTTGGCCCACGACCAGCGGCCGGTGCTGTCGTCCATCACCGCTTGCCAGGTGTTAAGGGTGGCCAGGTCGGACCAAGGCAGCGTGATGAATTCGAACGGCTCGTCACCCAGTGCGGCAACGGCCGCCACTTGATCCGGTACACCGACGCCGCCGGTCATGGCGGTGATGGCGGCGGTCAGGCCGGCCGGAGTTTCTTCACCGTTGCTCTTGCCCAGGCGATTGAATTGCAGGCTGATGTCGTTGCCGCTCTCGCCGGTCCATTTGGCGTTCAGAGTAACCACGCCTTCAGCGGCCGCAGCGCTCACCGGCAGATCGGCGGTGGCGTTGATTTTCTGTGCCAGGGCAGTAGCCGCCTGAGCAGCGGTGGCACCGTTGACCACGGTGGCCTGTACACGGACGCCGCCGACATACAGGTTGAGCACGCCAGCCTGGGTCGCGGAGCCGGTCAGGGTCAGCACGCCTTTGGCGATGGCGCCGGTGGCGTTGTGCAGCGGCAGACACCAGATCTCACCGATCGGGTCGGCCTTGCGGAAGGTCTCGTACATCGAGGCGAGCATCGAGCCCTGACCGCCGATGCTCTTGGCCAGCGCCACGCTGGAAACCAGCACCAGTTTGCCGACTTCGCTCGGGGCGATGTTGTCGTTGACCTGCGCCACGATCAGGCGGCGCATGGACGAGGACGCGCTATTGGCGGCCGAGTTGTCCATTTCGGCATAGAACAGCGGTACACGAATGTCCGCAGGAATGTTGCTGAATCCGATCGCCATTATTTGGCTCCCTTTTGTTTAGCTGTTGCGGTTTTGAGGGTGATATCGCCGTCGGCCAGACGCCGGCGCCACCAGGCGCTGTCCAGCACTTCACGGCCTTCCAGTGGCAGCAGGTCGCCTGCTTCCGGGTCCGGCACGGCACGGCCAGCGGCCGGCACTACGGTGATGCGGTTGCTCATGGGGTTACGTCTCCAGAGAAAGTCATTTCCACGCGCCCGTCAGGGCCCGGGTGTTTCAGGTTGGGGTCGGCCGGGTCGATCGCATCGACCCGCACGGTGACCCCGGTAAAGGACGACAAACCGTCCAGTTCACGTTCGTGCCAACTCTCCGCAGGCTGACTTGGCAGATTGCGGCCCAGCTGGAACTCGGCAAAAAAGCGCAGCCGGTAGAAAGCACGGCTGCTGTTGATCGAGACCGTTTCGCCGCCGTCATAAACGATTGCGCTGTAGTCCGAACCGGGCTTGAAACCCACCAGTGCCCGCCAGACTTCGGCGCGCAGGTCGTGCAACAGATCCAGCGCTTTTGTGGCATCCGTGGCGTCGAGCACCAGGACGATTTCGAAGCGGTCGCGGATCGGCTGGCTGGCGGAGTTCTGTGCGGTGCTGGCGCCGGCCAGATCGGCCAGCGGTAAAACGTGGGCCGAAGGTGTCGGCAGATTCGGGTTGCCTTGCAGCAGCGCCAGGTCGACACCTGTCGCGATATGGCCGGCAAGGCTTGGGCATTGCGCACGCAGCTGCGTGAGGATCGGGGAGATCTTCATGGGGAGCGTTCCAGGTTTTGAGAGTGACCACAGTGATGGGTGTGTGTGGCGGTGAGGGCGGGAAGGTCAGTCCTTGGCTTTCGCCTCAGGATCCCGGCCGGTCGCTTCGATGAGGCAGCGATAGCTTTCTTCGCGCTTGCCACTGGCGGTGACTTTTTCAATCGACCAGCGACCGCGCATGAAGTCCGGCCAGGTGTCATCGAGCACCAACAAGCCCTCGGCCACCAGCAGCGGATCACCCGGGCAGGTGACCTTCAGCTTGTATTTCTCGCGCAGCATCTTGCGCACTTCGGCTTCGCCGATGGCCTTGGCTTCTTCTTCACTCGCCTGTTTCTGGCGAATGACCTTGTAGGGCGCGGAACCGGTGATCACCTCCTGCAGCTTGCCAAGAGCACCGTCCCAGAAGCAGGTCTTGCAACCCTGATTCTGGGTGCGGGCAGTCTCTTCCAGTGTCGCGCTGATAAAGGCGTGATCACCCGGCCGATTGTTGCTGGTCACCGACAGCCTGACGTCCGGTATCACCTGGCCCGAGAGGTTTTTCAGCTGTGCCGGTTTCGCCAGCACGTAGAGGTCGTTGAACGGTTTGGCCACCGCGTCGTACTTCTTTGCCAGTCGCGTGATAAAGCTCATGTCGGTTTCGTTCGACTGGTCGACATGAGCAATCCTGATCAGCGCCAGTTCGGGATCCACGCGCGGCGAGAAATCGTGCCGCGAGACCAGTTCGCGAAACAGTGCGCCAAGGGTGGTGGGGCCATGACTGGCCGTACGCCGTTCCTTGAATCCGGTTTCGTCCTTGCCGCTGAAAGGCGCGGCCGTAGCGACCAGCGTCAGGCGCAGCGGGAACAGCGTCGGAGTCAGTCGAGTGATCCTGAACTGGCCTTTGTCGACCAGCCTGGATTCCAGATAGCCCACCCGCAAACCGATTTTCCCGCCGAGGGTCGGCAAGCCTTCAAGGCCTTCCAGGTCGATCACCAGCGTCAGTTGATCGGACTCCATCCCGGCGGCATCAATGTGTTCCCAACTGATCAGACGCTGATTCAGCAGGGCCGCGTGGGCCCCGTAGATTTCAATCGTCGGCGTGAATCCCTGTGGCATGCAGCCTCCTTAATCCCAGGCCAGAACCGGTTTGATCGCGGCGGGTCTGCTGTCGAGTTCCGGGAGTGTCACCCAGACACCGGCCGACAGAATCGGGCCGTGCTCGGCCAGGCTCGGATTGAGTGTCCACAGGGCTTCTTCGGCGGTGTCATCGCTGCGACCGGTTTCGCGGTACAGCAACAGATTCACCGAATCGCCGGCCACGCTTCGTACCTTACGCATTGTTGAACTCCGCCAACTCAAGGGTCCAGTCGACCACCATCGCCGTACCATCATCAATGATGCAGGTCTGGGTTTCCTGAACCGTGGTGATTCGCCACAGGCCCCAGTTTCGGCCGATGCCATCAATCAGCGGCAGCGGCACACGAAGGGCTTGCAGCGCCCGCAGCTCATCCAGCCGATCCATGGCCACCGCGTACATTGATTTGCCGGTGATGGTCAGGGTTTCGGGCTTCTGTCCGGTTTGATGGGACTTGGGTTTGCTGGTGAGAATCTGCAGTTCCGTCCAGCCGCCGTCCGACTTGCGCAGAAAACTGCTGTAGGCAAAACCGCGAGACAGGCCAAAGATGAAACTGCCCAGTGCCATTTGTTGTTTCATGTGGCGACTCCATCGGTCAGGGCTGCGTCACGGCGTGTGGCGAGAGGGTTGGTCGGCATGATCTGGCCCAACTGACTCATCGTCGTTTGCACCACCAGATTGGCCAGTGCCTGGGCGCTGCCCTGATCCTGACCATTGATGTTGATGGTGGAGTTGAACGTGACAGGCTGGCTGGCGGCAGTGGCGGCAGGTGCCGCAGGGATCGTGGAAGTCGCCGAGGTCGCGATCAGATCTTTACTGACCTGTGCAGGAGAGCCAAGACGATCGACTTGTGTCCCGAGCTTGTCGCCCAGGGACTCACCGATGGCTCCCCCCGCCATGCTTCCGAGCCACCCGCCAATCACGGTGCCCACGCCGGGCAGAATCAGAGTACCCAGTGCAGCACCGACAGCAGCACCGGCAGACGACCCGGCTAACGATGCACCGGACGACACGACGGCACGCTTATCGCCCGTCATGACGCCGGTGACCATTTCGTATCCGGCGCTAAGCAACCGCAGCGGTGGTGCCCGTCTGGCAAGCAGCCTGCCTGCCCTGGCGTAAGAACCGGACAGTGGAGCGGCCGGTGCAGACCTGGCGGCTGACGAGCCTGAAAATGCCGTCATGGTTCCCGGCCAGTACGTGCCGGACATGGGGGGAAGAACGGACCGTGTCGGCGGCGCGAGCGGTGCCGACGGTGCAATGATCCGTGGTGCCCGAGGGGTCACCCGACCGATCTTTTCACGTCCGACTCGAGGCGTGATGCTTGCCCGGCGAGTCTTGAGCTTGCCGCCCGTCCCGCCGCCCAGCGGTTTGCAACTGCAACAGCAGCAATCATGGCCCACGCCATTTCCGGCAATCGTTTTCTTTGCTTTCGGGTCTTCAATATCGGCAATCAAACCGCCAAGACCGAACGGCAACTTTGAAGCCACGCCCTTGAGCAGCTTGTCGGTGAAATTGCCGAATGCCTTGGCCATCACCGCCACCACGATGGCCGACAGTCCTGCACCCGCCAGGGCCAACGTCGTCGAGGTCTTGGGATAGGCTTCAGCCATATCGGCCACGCCATTGGTCATATTCGTCAGCGAATCCAGCGTGCCGGCTGCATCAGGTGCCAACGCCGTGACCAGACGATTGAGACTGGCATCGAACGCGTTCCAACTTCGCTGAGGGTCTTTACCCGCAGGCTCGGCGCTGCGTTCAATCGCGCCGCTGTAAGCCGGTGTCAGTGGATCATTGGGCTTGAGCAATGAAAGTGGCGTCTGTGCCTCGCCGGGTTTTCCCATCCACTGGCGCACGCCACCCTCACCCTTGTAGGGCGATGCGAGGCTGCTCTGGGTCGCTTGCGAGGACACAAGCGTCGACGTTCCTTCCAGTTTGGCCGGCGCAACCAGCGAAAACGCTTTTTGCAGGTCTTCGGGCTTCGCCAGCAGTTTGCGTACACCGTCGTCGCCACTGAAAAGTGTCTTGATCAGCGCCGTTTGCTGTTCTGCCGGTTGTTGCTTCAATGCCGCCAACGCTTTGACAAGGTTGTCCGGTACGTTTTCAGTCAACTTGCCGGGATCAAGGCCCAACGCCTTCCACGCCGACTGCTCGGCCGCCGAGCCTTGCGTACCTTTGGCCAGGGCCGCGCTGATGCTTTTCACCGCCGCCCCGGCACCGGCCTTGTCAACGTCTGCGTTGAGCAACGCGGCTGACAGCGCCGCCAACTGCTCGGGCAGGATCCCCGCTGCAACGGCCGACTCGCCGGATTGCTGCACGACCGAGCCGATATCGGCGGCCGTCGCATTCAGTCCGCTGTTGCCCAGATGCTGAGTCGCATCGGCCAGCAGTTGACCTTGAGTGCGATCCAGTTTCATCGAGACTTGCCAGGCCGACAGCATTTCACCGGCCGACTTCAGGCTGATGCCGAACGCCGACGCATTGACCGCTGCATCCTGGGCAAAGCCCAGCAGCACTTGTTCCTTGTCGGCGCCCTCGAGACCCGCGCCAATCCCGGATCTGCCAGCGGCGACTTCGACCTGCACCAGATCCACGACCGTCGCCCCACTGCCGGCAACACGTTTGTCGGAGGCCAGTTTGAGGTTGGCTTTCGACAGCGAATCGAGGTCGCCACTCAGGCCTTGAACCTGCCCAAGCTGGGCCATTGCGGTTTTCAGGGCCATGTCCGATTGCAGGTAGGCCGGGGGCGAGCGTTGTTCAATCTCGGCCTTGAGCTTTGACTTGCTCTCGCCGCCTGCCGCCGGCGCGGCGGTTACAACGGGCACCTTGAACGATGCCATGGCTGTGTTCAGCCCAAGGACAACGGCGCCAAGTTTGATCTGTTCACGCACCAGACTGCGGATGTCCAGGCTGGCCGTGAGCAGCGCCTCTTTCAGTTCGGACAGTGGTTTGATCAGGCTGTCTGTGGCCGATCCCCCTGCCGACAAACCGGAACCCGCGCCGCCGGTTTGCGCGGCGTACATCAGCGAAAACGATGTGTCTGCCATGCCGCTCTACTCCTGTTTCACGCCAAGGCGAGTGATCGCTATGTCGTAGCGGCGCAACGCCTTTTCGGCGTCCCA